GACAAGGATCTTCCCATCGAAGAGAAGATATACTTGAAGGAGTACTGTCGTGTAGTTGTGAAAGCAAACATGACGTACAAGGTAATGGGAGTTACGCAAAGGATTGTGAACGGAGACACTGGTACGTTCTACGGAATTGATAAGCGTGGCCGTATGATAATCCACAGGGATTCTGACAACAGCATAATTTATCTGAAGCCAAAGAAGTACCAAGACAGTACGCCAAAGGTTACTATCGAGGATGGAGAGGAAAAGATTACTGATGAAAGCAAGGGAGAGTACGTACAGTTTCCTGTACAGCTTGGGTACAGCATGACGATCCACTCCAGCCAAGGAAGCACACTGAATAAGGTACATCTACAGCTACCAAGGCAAGTACCTATGGCTCCAGGTCTAACGTACACAGCCTTATCTAGAATCAAATCGTTCTCTGACTTGACATTATCCAGAGATCTGCAAATGTACGATATATGGAGCGACGTTTCCGCTTCTTTTCACCACCAACAGTACGAGTTTAGTTACTAGTACATAACAAGAAACCAATAAAAAATATGAGAGATACACGATACTGGAAAAAAGACAATACAAACGGGGGTTACTGGAGTAAATGCCGTGACCAAATAAGCAATGAGCAAGCCAATGACGGTAGAGTACTACACAAGTACACTAAGCCTTCACCTGGCGAGAGATGGCAGTACACTACAGATAAACTGTTCGGTAATATCGAGTCCGTTTACATCGACAACGGAATGTACGGTGAAGTTCTCAACATAGGACTTCAGCACGATCAAGGAGTAGATGTACTTAGTGTGCCTGTATGGAAAGACAAAGCCAACGGTAAGCTATCTGTAGATTTCAAGGGTATTGCTAAGAAAATTCCCAATATCTCTGTTCACTCTCCCCTGAGTGCAGGTACTTGGATGAACCATAAGGGAGCTTACACGTTCAAAGATCCACAGGGGAATGAGCGTACAATCGTACCTATCTACATCACGATGCAGCAAGGTGGAGCTAGCGTTGCTTCAGCCTTCCCCTATGAGGACGGTAAGTACGTTGGAGTTCCTGAAGCAGATTCTGCTAAGATCGGGGACAAGACGTACTTCGACTTCTCTAAGCAGAACGACTTCTTCGTGGACACAGTTAATCGTTTCATCCAAGATAATCAATCTGTCTTTGAGGAACGTAAAGCTAATCGCTCCATGACTCCTGCTGAACAGGAAAGTCAAGAGCCTAAGAACATTCCTGTCACAGCTAATTCTGCTGACGATAGCGACGACGATCTACCGTGGTAAGTATGAGTGAAACTAAATGGATTCAGGGGAAGCTTGTTAAGCAGGTGTACAAAGACTCCGCTAACAACTTCCAGCTTGAGCGTAAAGATGGTTCAACTTTCGGCCTCATATACAAAGGTTCTCCTCTCAGTAAATACGAGAGGGGGACTGAGGTGTACGCTACTGACGCCAGTCTATACATAGACGGTAAGGTTAAGGTGTACAAAACGAATGAACCACCTAAGTTCAAGTTCAAGGAAGACACTACAACCTGCATTGACAGCCAGGGTGAAGTCCAGCCAACTCCAAAGGTACGTGAACTTACTACCGAAGAGCTTACGCTCGCTGGAATTGAGCTGTTGTTAGTCAGGTCGCTTGACATAGAGGTTCAAGAAGTTAGGGTACTTATTCAGGAACTAGCGTTTAAGAAACTTTCTGTATAGCGTATGTCAAAAGTGTTAGCCATCGGGGATTTGCATGAGCCTTTTTGCTTAGACAAATACCTCAGGTTCTGTAAGAACGTGGATCGTAAAGCTGGATGCAACAAAGTTGTACTGATCGGTGATGTCATCGACAACCATTACAGCTCTTACCACGAAACAGACCCCGATGGCTACTCTGCTGGCGAAGAACTAGACAGGGCTATACAGAGAATAGGTAAGTGGTACAGGGCTTTCCCTGAGGCTTACGTCTGTATAGGAAACCACGATAGGCTAGTCCATCGTAAGGCTTACACAGCAGGAATATCTAAACGCTGGGTCAGAGATTACAGTGAAGTTCTTGAGGCTCCTGGATGGGAGTTCGTTGAAAGTATTACGATAGACAACGTAGTGTACTGTCATGGCGATGGAAAGAAAGCTATCCAAAGAGCAAAGCAGGATATGCAATCAGTTGTACAGGGACACTACCACTCTGAGTGCTACGTTCAGTGGCATACAGGAGCTAAGTGTAAAGTGTTCGGTATGCAGCTAGGATCTGGGATAGACAAGGACAGTTACGCTATGGCTTACGGTAAGTACGGTCCTCATCCAGCTATAGGATGCGGAGTAGTGCAGCACGGTAAGGTAGCTACTAATTATTTAATGGAATTATGACAAAAGAAAAGTTCGAAGAATTCACTAAGAGTTTATTCTCTAAAATGTCCAATGTTCTAAAGGACAAGAACAACGACTACACCGCAATGAGTACTGATGCTTTCGCTAACTTCGAGCAAGCTAGAGAGTACGGAGTAGATCCTCTTATCGGACTGTGCGTTCGTATGGGAGATAAGATAAAGAGAGTGCAGACGTTCTGCAAAACTAAATCCCTAGCAGTGGAAGACGAACACGTTGAGGATGCCTTCGAGGATATTATCGGGTACTGCACAATAGCTTTAGCAATGATTAAAGAAAAAAAAGAAAACCATATTGATTACCCATGAAAGAAGAAACCTGCCATAATTGTCACCAAAGGTATATGATTACCTTTAAAACCCCGTATAAAACCTGCACGGTATCATCAGATGAAGTTGACATGATGCTCGATGAAGTGCTTGATGAGCTTGTTGTTCCTGCTGTAGAAGGAGTAGGATATGTAATAAAGCCAGGACACGTCGAGGTTTTTTACCTAGAAAAATGATTCAAGAAGATTTTAAAGAATTAGCACTACAGGTGAAAGAAATGCTCTCATCTGATTCAGGGTACGTAAAAGAAAGCGTAGCCCCGATGATAGGTGGAGGATTTACTGGCGATCTAATGCCAGTAGGCTATAACGTTTTTCCAGCAAGGCAGGTATGCAGGACTGAGCTAGGAAAAACTCTAATGGATGAGATCACTATGTTCCACCAAAAGGTGATAGACATAGACGATGATAACACTATAATCGTGTACGCTGAGTCATCTCTCCTGCCTAATGAAACCATCCTGATTCTTGAGAGCTGGATGCAGAGATTCTTAGAGGAGACAATGTACGAGCTATGAAAAAACTAACAGTCAGTGAAGTATCAGAGGCTACAGAGTTTCTTATGATGGCCCAAAACTACCAGTCTCAGATAGACCTAATATCCGTTAAGATTACTAGGCTACTTGGTGGAGTAGAGGATGACATCATTCACGAGATGGTAGACCAAGCAATACTCAACGACGAAAATATAGACTGGGTTGTCGAGGAGGTAAAGTATTGGGAGGAGTACAGATTAGAACACAAGGTTACTGGATAATGGAAGATAAAAGAAAGTCAATCATTCAGGGAACCTCAGTGATAAGCCTAAATCAGGCAGAACAGAAGCTGGCCCAATTTGTAGCCAAAGAACGCCATCTTCACAATAGGCTCAACGGCATAACCAATCGTCGCATGGGGCCTCAGTCAGACGAACAAACCGATATGGAGGGAATGGCTGCTGAGATAGCGTTTGCCAAATATGCGAATGTTTATCCAGACCTAGACACTGATGGTGATGAGCATCCAGTACATGATGCAATGCTGTATGATGGCAAACTGGTTGATGTCAAATCCACCACCTACCCAACAGGCAGACTTATAGTGGCACCTTGGAAGGATGTCGATGCTGTGGATGTTTATGTGTTAGTCGTCGGGACATTCCCCACTTACAGAATAGCTGGAGCCATGGAAAGCTATCGGCTGATGCGATCCCACCGCATGAAAGACTTGGGACATGGTAAAGTGTTTGTTGCCACACAAGATGAACTCAAGCCCATTGATGAATTGTTTTAATATGAAGAAGCTAAAGCAATCTGACATCAAAAGATTAAGGGAAGAACTCCTGGATCAGCAAGGAGGACGAGATCCTATTACAGGATTGCAGATCAAAGATGCGGTCTTAGACCACGATCATGCCTCAGGACACGTCAGATGCGTTCTACAGCGTGAAGTCAATTCATTCGAGGGTAAGGTGTGGAATGCGTACAAACGATTTATACGGCCTCTGGGAGCCTCTTATGAGGATGTCCTGATTTCCATCATAGAATACTGGAGCAAAGATTACTCAGCAAATCCTATCCATCCTAAGCACAGAACTGACACAGATAAGGTAGTCAGGGAGTACAGGCGTAGGATTAAGAGAGCTAAAAGGCCACAGACAAAAGATAAGTACAGAGTCCTCATAAGGGAGCTGATTCAAAATGCTTGACAACAATAACTTATTGTGAAACTATAAAAATATGGAACAAGAAATCACTATCTCACTTCAGGATCTTGCACTTGCCGTCAATATTATAGACGTAGCCTCTAAGCGTGGAGCTTTTGAGGGCAAAGATCTTTCAACAGTAGGCCAGGTTCGCGATAACATTCATGCGTTTCTAGTTGATAACGCAGAACGTTCTCAAGAAAGCTCAGAAATTTCAGAAGACAGCACTCCCTCCGATCCCGAAGAATCCCCACCCGATACAGAGTAACCTACTCTGTTTATCCGAGCGAAGGGCAGTGGGCTTAAAAACCTGCTGCCCTTTTTTTTAGTTACGGACAAGAGGGACTTGCTGAATGCCATCTTCCCTAGATTGAGAGGTAAGTATTCCAGGAATAGCTGCTCCAATCAGGCTTCCGTTCTTCATGTCAGAAGCAACCTTTTCAGCAATATTTAAAGCTTTGCGGTAAACCGTATTAGCGGCTTCTTGCCTTTTAAGAAAATTTGACTTAGAAGCTGCTGCTAAAACTTGTTTAGAGTTAAGCAAATCTAAGTATTCTTTCCTGTATTTAGGGTTAAGGGTCATGTTATAAGCAGTCTCTAAAAACTTTTTATTAGAAGAATCTTTAATAGCTTTAGAGATTGCCATTCTTATGTAAACAAAATGAGCTGCATCTGGAGCTAACTTGCCATCTACGTAATCTTGTCCAGCTTTTGCTAATGATTCCACTGCGTCTACTTTTGATCCAGATTTTAACAAAAAACCTATTTGTTGTACTCTTTTTTGAGCAGCCTTATTCGGGGCTAATCTATAAACTGAACTTTTTAAAATATCACCAGTGCGACCAGTTCCATAAATAGCTTCCAATATTTGATTCATGTTGGCGTTAGCTGGCAACGACCTAATCTTAGCTGCAAAATAACTTCCGTATAAATCATTGGCTTCTGATGGACTAACATTAGCAATCTCGTCCATAAATTTTTTTGCTTGATTGAAGTCATTAGTTCTCGGCTTCGCCATAAATATAGAATCAAGAAACTGATCGGCATTTAATTCTCCCTTAGAGATAATTTCTCCGAGCCTAGTGTTCTTCTTGAAATCATTTAAAGCCTTAGCAGACCTTGAGTAAGCCTCATCGACCTTTCTAAAATCATCTCCAAGAGCAGTTCTTAGTTCTTTAATTAATTTTTTAGCGTTTGATTTTACTTGGCTTCCTACACTGCTGTTAAAGTTGGGGTCAGACTTAAGAATATCTCCTAGTTCTCTAATTGCTAAATGAACTTGCTCTGCTGGCTTTGTGATTTCAACTCTATCTTCAAGTCCTATTTGCCTTCCAGCAGAATCAAAAAGAACTACGTCACCCTCCTTTGGAGACTCCAGCAACTTTTTCCACCTCATCGCAGCTTTTTGAGCCTTGTCTCCAGGGTTGCTGTTTTTTATTATTTCATCAGCTAAGTTTACAGCACCTGCAACATTTATGTCTCCTAATCTTTTATAAACCTCAGGATATTCCCTGCCTATTAGTGCCATAGGCATTTGGAATTGAACCTTTTGTATATTAGATGCTAAATCTTGTGCTGATGAAAAAACATTAAGAAGTGTTTCCTCTGGATTTAAAGGGTCAATATCTTGCTTGGACAATCTTCCAAATGTTCTTGAAAGCATAGCAGAAAGATTATTAGAAGCTTCTGCGTATTCTTTAGCGTACTTAGCAGCTAGTCTTGGATTTTTTTCTAATGCCTTCTTAAACTGTGCAGCAGAAAACTCCTCTAAAGCAGCAGAAGGCTCTATAATTTTTTTAGAAGCCAATGCTTTTAATTCATCTATATCTACACCAAGATCAATTAAAGAATTTATGCTTTTTACATCTCTAGCTTTTTTTCTAGCTGCTGGAGAAAGTTTTCGCCAGATAGCAGGAGCTTGTTCTAAAACTCCACCACCAGAAGTAGCTATAGCGTCAAAAACAACCTGACCACCGTCGAACTCTCCACCACCAGCTACTTGAATACCTTCTCTTATTCCAGATGTGGTAGCTCCAGAAGCAATGCCTCTAGCAATTTTTTTTCCTAGACCTACCCCAGCAGAAGTATATTTTCCTGCTGGCATGAATGTAAATATTTCTCCAGCTAAAGAAATAGCGTCTTGAAGAGACCATCCAGGAGAGTTTATAGCTAACTCTTCCCCATTTATAGTTATCGTTGGGTAAGGGCCATCAATATTAACATCAAATCCTTCGTCAGCAAGAAGCATAGCCCTTTCCTTAACATCTGGATATAGCAAAGCATTAACCATTCCACCAAAGCCACCTCTGTACTCTGGAAGGTTCTTTAGTCTTATTTTCGCAGCTTCATCAAGATCTTCAATACTAGGGGGCTTTTCAGCTTCAAATTCCAGCCTTGATTGATATGACGGTGGCTCGCCTCTACGAAGTCCTCTACGAAAGAATTCAGCTTCCCTCTTAATAGCTTCTAACTCCTTAGAAGCAAATTGCTTGGCAGATTGTTTTACTTTATCTAAAAGAGGTACTTCCTCAGGAGAATCTCTTAACTCTCCCAAGGCAGGTTGATTTGGGGTTTGCCTTGGTTCTCCTGTGCCGTAACGAGCAACATACTCGTCTACTAGTATTTTTACGTCTGCAGTATTGCCAGCATTTTCAGCTTTTATAATAGCCTGCTTGAGCCGTTCTTGAGTTATATCAGCCATGAATAATTAATTTATAAAAATAAACTTTGTTATCTATTTAAGTAGCTGTCTATAATCTTATTGACGGCTTCATTGGATTCATCGTCTATCCTCAATATTTCATTGTATGTTTCTTCAAATTCTTTGGGAACGGGTACACTAAGATCAAAAGGCTGAGAGCCTTCTGGAAGTTTACTAATAAGATCCTTATGTCTTTTTAAGCTAAAAACTGCTGCTTTATCATTAATATCCAATATTCTCTCCAGAGCTTCTCGAGACATTGAAATATCTCCACCAGCAGCTTTAGTTGCAAACTCCCTATCTGCATCTGAAAGACCAGTTCCAGCACCAAAATCTTTTATAATCGTTGCTGTTTGTTTTGCTACATTTGCCAAGTAAGCATCAGTATTAGCAGATACATCTGGATTAACGTTAAATCCAGCAACCACAAGAAGTTTATTTAACTGGTTTAAAAAAGAAGCCCCCTTGGCACCAGTAATCATTCCCCGTTCTAACAACTCTCTATTTTGTTTATTTGCCCTAAGTACACCAATTGAATCTTCGGCTTTTTCTCGGCTTTTAAAAACTTGTTCGGCTCCTCCTTCTGAAAGTTTGTCAGATAACTTTTCAAAACCGCCTCCTACGTTTATTGTAGTTCCAGATTTCTTTGAATTCTGAAATTCAATAAAAGAGATTGGTTTTTCTCCAGGAGCTAAAGTTCCTTTATAATATTCGTAATCTTGTATACTAACAGAAGGTTTTGGGGGAGCCTTAGGTTCGGCTTCCAACCTTTTAACATAAGCACCAAAAATCATTCCTGGATTTGCCTTTATTCCATCACTAATTCTTTTTTGCTGTTCAGGAGTAAGTTCTTTACCGCCCGTTAATTGACTCAATGCAAAAATATCGGCTTTGGTCATTTGCTCAATCTGAGCAGAAGCCTTATCGGAAGCGATTAAAGCTCTACGATAAGCCAGCGATTCTGGAAGAGTAATAATTTTCGCTAACTCTTTTTCGTCCATGCCAGGAGGAACGATTGTATTGTTAGGATCTGAATCAATTAAGTCCTTCAAAAGCCTTTCATTCAGAGCATTCTTTTCTTTTTTCTCTATTCTTTCCTTACGCTTTTGAAGACCTGACTGAATAGCACCAATCATTTGCTGATTAGCCTGAGCCTTTACAGCAGCTATCTGAGGGAGTGCTGAGTAATCTTGCCGAAGTGCAGCAAGATTAATGGGTGATGATGATTTAAGTGCCATAATATTTAAATAGTTGTTCCACCAACAGTTATGCTAGTTCCAGGAATGGTAAATCCACCTTTTTTCTCAACTCCCCCAAAAGTAATAAAGTCTTTAGGAATCAAACCAATACCTGTTTCGAGAAACTTCGCCTGTTGCTCTCTACGAGAGCCTTCTCTAATAGCTTCAGAGTACTGCCTAGCAGCTTGTTCACCAAGAATATTCTGAATATCAGTTCCAGCAATTCCAAGAATTGATCCAGGATCTACTCCAATATCAGGAGCCATTCTGCTGTAAATACCAGACTCAATATCTGCCATTAATCCAGCAGTAGCTCGTTGCTGACCAAGAAGATTACCTGCAAGTTGTAGGTTTACATTCCTCTGTTCTTCACGTAAGCGTCCTGCTTGCTGTTCACGAAGTGCAGGATCTAATGCTCTACCAAATGAAGCAGCTTGCCCATAACCAGTTTGAGTAGCTCCTCTATCTTCAAGGAAAGACAACTGACCCATTAGTCCTTCAGCTCGTGCGCCTAGCATATCAGACCTGCGAGCAAGAGACTTCATCAATGGGCTTTGGGCTTCACGTACTCCACTAGTAATATCACTATAAAGATCAAGTGCGGTCTCTGCCTGTTTCGGAGAAATTTCTCTATTTAATCGGTCAATTAACTGAGCAAATGACTTAACTTGTGGCTCGTATGATAACGCTGTAGGAAGTATTCTTGGAACTACACCTTCCTCAAAACTTGCACCTGCTGGGATTGCAGGATATAGCTTACTAAGTCCTTCAAAAAACTTCTCGTAGTCAAATCCTTCTCCAGTATACTCTCCTGCGTCATCGCCTGGGTCTTTTTTTGTACCATCGCCTGGATCTGTACCTGGATCTGTACCTGGGTCTGGGTCTGTACCTAAACCTGGGTCTGTACCTAAATTTGGGTCTAAATCTGGATCTGGATCTGTACTAGATTCAGCCATTCCTACAATTCTTCCATTCTCGAATTGATACGGGCCAGAAGTCCCTGTATAATCTGCATCCAGCCCAAGTTTTTGTGCATCTGTCTCTTGTAAATCTTCCATTTCTGTTTTTTTGTTGTCTACTTGGGTGTCATCAGAAGATGCATCACCATTCTTATCTACATTAGTATTATCATCTACATTAGCAGTATCATCTACATTAGTAGTATCATCAGGAGCGTCCTCCCCAGTAATATATTTATAAATTTCTCTAGTTATTATTCCTTGAGTAAGTAGCTGAAGTGGATTTGAATCTTCTGGAATAAGAATTGTCCTTCCACCTGGAAGTGTAATTGGGACTTTGCCTCCTCCTCCTCCACCACCAAGATCGTAAATTGAAGGAGTTGGAGTAGTGGGTCTAGCGGAAGTGCCACTAGGAGCAGAAGTACTAGTGGCAGGAAGAGTAGGAGGAGTACGAGTGCCAGTATTAGTACTAGGAGTCCTAACATTGCTAGTTTCATTGCTAATAGTAGCCCCTGACTCGTCTACAAGCTCTGGAACAAACCCTGGCGTACCACTAACTATTGTAGATTGTCCTGCCCTTCTCCTTGCTTGATTAATTGATGCTAATTCATCAAGAGTAACAACTCTTGAGTTTTCTCCAATTCCAATTCTTATTCCTGGAATCGTTCCTATTTGTTCACCCTCTTCATTGCGTTGAACAATAGTAACAGGTGTCCCCATTTCTCGCTCTTGCATTTCTGCGCCATCGGACTCACCCAGTCCACCAGCAACATCATAAACCCAGTCAGGTAAACCATCGGGCAAGACTCCGTACCGAGCCATTATGCTATTAATTGCTATTTTGGCTTGCCTTATCCCCTCTGCACCCAATGGTGCACCACCAGACATGCCTTGCCATCCAGGAAGGTTAAATGGATCAAACCCTGCTCCAGTATTTACTGACCAAGCAGATCCTTCTCCTTCGCTTTGAGGGTATATACCGTAGTTTGTGTCTGTCTGTGGGAAATACATTATCCTTCTAGTGTTTGTACTCTAGCTTCCAATGCTTCGATCTTAGCTACAGCTTCTTGCAGTGCTGCTGTCAGGAGCGGTACTAGTTTAGATTGGTCCATCGTTTGATACTTCGGAACTGTTCTAGTACCCATTACTGCTTCAGAAACTAGAACACTTTCTGTCCACTCTTCCTTAGCTTCAGTAACCAGAACTTGCTCTGTCCATTCCTCTACAGCAGGGGTTAGCTCGTTGCCGTCTTCATCATAAGTGGCTTCCACTGCAGGATGCACTACGTCCTCGTAAACAGCTTCCACTGCTGGGTGAACAACATCTTCATAGACCGCAGGAGATACCATGTACTCCTCGTCTTTCATAGCATCCTTCTCGCCTTTTACAGCTTCAGGAACTTGAGGTTGTACCTCATGAGCAAGGAATCCATCTACAACACGATTTGCATTGTGAGTGAAATTGAACTTGTAAACAGGCATTTGCATC